TCGTCTCGCCGATGCTCTTGCCCAGTGCCGCGGCGATGGGCGCCACGAACTTGATGCCCTGGCCCAGCTCGCTGACCGTGGTGTTCGCCTTGTTGCTCGTCGCCACCAGCACGTCGGTGACGCGCTCGGCGTCGGCTGCTTCCAGACCGAAGCCGCGGATGGCGGTCGCGGTGATGTCGGCGGCCTCGGCCAGCCCGATGCTGGCGGACTGCGCCAGGTTCAGGGTGTCGTCCACAGACGCCAGGGCTTCGTCCACGCTGAAGCCGGCGCGGGACAGGCTCACCAGGGCGTCGGCCGCTTGGGTGGCGCTGAAGCGCGTGGTGCGGCCCAGGCGCAGGGCTCTCTCGCTCAGGCGGTCGAACTCCTCGCCGGTGGCGCTCGTCACCGCTTTGACGGTGGCGATGGCCTCCTCGAAGCGGGCCATGGAGCGGACGGCGGCCAGGATGGCGGCCCCGCCCGCGAGCGGGCCGAGCATGCGGATCAGTCCGGTGCGGACCAGGTTGGCGCGGTTCTCGATCCGGGTCAGTTGCCGCTCGACCACGCGCGTGCCCTGGGGGACTCGCGACGGGTCTACGACTACGTTGATGCGGAAATCAGCCAATTATTTTCCGGGGGGTTTGGTCTGCTCAGTCTGGCGGCCGGTGCCCCGTTGATCTGACAGGAACACCTCGTCCAGCTCGCGAAGGATGCGAGTAAACACCACCACCATAGTCTCGTCCAAACCAAGACGATCACCATAGAAAATAATTTTCGACCATGGAATCGGGCCAAGATACTGCCCGTAGGTCCGCTCGGTGGACAGCTCCCAGAATGCGCACAGGTAGATGTCGTCGCCGGGCCACTTGGTGGGCTCGTTCTCGTACCAGTCCGGCAGCTTTCCGGTGCGGCCCGCCTTGGTGCGCTCGTACTGGCCGGATTCGATCACCCAGCCGTCGCGTGCGTAGCGCAGCTCCCAGCGTAGCCGCTCCGTCAGTTTCCCGCCAGATCGTCCAGTTCTTCGGCCGACGGCGGGCTGATCTCGTCCTCGCCGTAGAACTGCTCGGGGGCGCCGGCGGCCAGCGTCAGCTTGTCGAACAGGTGGTCCGGCAGCTTCTGGCACAGTTCCTTCGCGGCCTCGCGCGAGAATGGCACCATGCCGTTCTCGTCCACGCCCTCGCCGCCGGGCTCGCCTTCGACGGCTTCCCAGCCGCGGATCACGAACAGCGGGAACAGCTGGCGCTGGATGTTGCGCAGCGTCTCCAGGATTTCGCTGTCCACGTTGCTGCCTCGGCTGATGTCCTTGCGGACCTTGGCCGTCAGCTTCATGAAGTTGCTGTGGTAGAGCTGGTTCGCGTCGGTCGCGGGCGCCAGCAGAAGGACGGCCTTCTGGCCCAGCTCGCGCATGCGCAGCTCGGCGACACTGTCGCGGGTGATCTCGAAGCGGGAAAGATTCTCGAACATGGGTATCTCCAGGCGGGTTACGGGAAGGGGCCGCACTCGGCGGCCCCCTATTCTACGCCTAGACGGTGATGTTGTCCAGGCCGACCGGGAAGAGCGAGATTCCCAGCGACACGTCGGGGATGGTGCCCGTCGGATCGTTGAACGCCTCGCCGGTGATGTTCACCAGCACCGACTGGTCCACCGGGAACTCGCGGTCGCCACCGCCCAGCGTCATCGCCGGGATGTCGAACGCGAAGGCGCCGTTGTCGTTGGAGAGCACCGCGGCGAAGGTCACCGTGGTGTTGTTCTTGATCGCGTTCACGATCGCCTTGTCGGTGAAGAGCATCTGCCCCTCGATGTTGACCTCGAACAGGCCGGCGTTGACGAAGGAAGCACCGAGCGTGCCAAGGCAGTTTTCGGGGCTCACGTTGTTGCCGATCGTCAGGGTCAGCGACTTGAAGCACACGTCCGAGGCCGAGCTGATCACGTCCGTCGAGAGCGCCGCGAAGCTGGAGCTGGTGTTCAGCGCCGTGCTGCGCAGCGGGCTGACCGAGTTGGCCGGGCCGTGCGGAGTCGTCGCGCCGACGTTCTTCCGCGTCGCGGTGATGTCCTCGGTGGTCGTGCCGATGAAGCCCCACGTTGCCGTGGCCTTGTCGGTCAGCGGCATGTTCAGCGCCAGCTCGTTCACGAAGTTGCCGACGGCGTATTCGTACTCGTCGGTGCCCACGCCGCCCAGGTCAGGGTAGACCGCCTCGAACTGGTAGCTGCGCTCCAGGTAGCGGGTGTCGTCCGCGTCGGCAGTCACCGCGACGTTGCGCAGGAAGCGACCGAACAGGATGTCGGCCTCGCCGTCGCCGGTGTTGTCCGCCGTGCCCCAAGTGCTGGGCAGCTTGTCCAGGTTCAGCGTGCCGGACGCGATCGACGTGATGCGCGCGTAGCCGTAGGTGTCGTCGGCAGCGCCTGCGGCGGTGCCGAGCGCGTTGACCACGACACCCGAACCGTTGGGCGAACCGACCAGGATGTACTGGCCAGCCTGCAGGCCGAGCGTTGCCCAGTCGGCAATGTCCGCGGCCGAGACCAGCGTGGCCGTCGAACCGCTGACGGTCAGCGTCAGGTCGCCGTCGCTCACGCGGATGCCGCACACCTGCAGGCTCGCGTTCAGGCCGGGCGTTTCGGCAACGAGCGTGCTCGCGACCTGGATCGTGGTGTCGGTCGCAGCAACGTCGACAGCCAGCTCGTGGATGCCGTTGTTCGCGGCGTTCGTGTAGCCGAGCGCGTAGACCAGCGACTTGCCGGCGCCGAGCGCGTAGACCATCTTGCCGGCGAGCAGCGTGCTGACCGAGTCCACGGTGAAGTCGTCGGTGGTCGCGACGGCGGGCGGCGGCAGGCCACCGCTGTCGGACTTCAGGTCGAACTCCACGTTGGCCATCTCCGCGAACACGAAGCCCTCGGCGAAGTCGGTGAAGGCGTCCATGGTCAGGTCGGCCTCGACCTCCACGCTGGACTCCAGGTTGGTGACGGTGCCCTTCTTCCGGCCGCGCTCTTGCGAGATCGGACGACGTGCGACGGTGGAGATTTCAGCGCCGAATGCTCCGACGCTGTTGGGCTCCAGAAGCCGCCACAGATCCAGGTCGTTGTCCGCGACGGGGGCCGTGCCCAGGGAACTCTCGATGACGTACGAGAGGATGACGTTGTTGGTGAGAACCCGTGACATTATTTGATCTCCGTGTAGGTGAAGAAGGCTTCGACGTTGATTTGGTACCAGTCGTCCGAAGGCCCCACTTCAGTGATCGCCGCAGACGTGAATCGGAGCTGCTCGGTTCCCAGGGTGTTGCCCTCGAAGACCGCCTGCGCCGCTTCTGCTAGAGTATCCGCCGAACTGGTGCCGGAATCCAGTGGGGCGAAGCATTGGACGAAGACGGAACCGACCGCCTCAAACTTCCGTCCCCCGGTCGGGCCCAGGGATTCCTGGGAGCGTCCGGTGTGTCGAACCGCCAGCCGGACCCAGGGGGCCTCCGTCGGGGGGTCGTATTTCTCGTTGTCGAACGTGATGTTGGCCGTGGTCGCGGTGAAGTCCGCCACGAACTGGGTGTAGATGCGTTCCTTGGCCTCGTTCAGGGTTGCGCTACTCATCTCACACCTCGCAGGTCTCTGGTGACGGCCTTACGGATCGCACGGCGCACGAAGCCCTTCGGGGCCTGCTTGCTGTGGCCCTGATCCAGGCGCAGGATGTACGGCACGTTGTTGCTGATGTGGACCGCGCCGCGGCCGAGCCGGTAGCCGGTCGCCACCGCGGCGACGCCGCTGGCCTGGTCGCTGGGCAGCAGTCCAGCCTCGGCTTGCTGCCGGGTGCCGGCCACGTCGGTGCGCGGGCTGCCGATCTGGGGGATCCAGTTCGCGCGGGCCCATCCGGTGTCCACCGGGGTGCCGCCGTCGCCGGGAGCTGTGACCAGGTTGGCCACGATGTCCAGCGTCAGCTTCTTGATGATGCGCTCCACGAAGCCGTTCAGCGAGCTGACGATCAGTCTGATCTGCCGGCTGGCCATGCTACACGCCCCACTTCGTGGCCAGGTAGGTGTCGACCGCGGCGCGGGTGTGGTCGCTCAGCTCGGTGTTCTTGAAGAACAGCACCTCGCCCACGTCCGCGTCCAGGAAGGACGTGGCGGTGGTGGATGTGGCCGGGCCGGCGCCGATCGACAGGTAGTGGCTGTTCGGGTTGGTGGCGGTCTCGTCGATGTCGCCCACGCTCAGGGCGTCAGTCTCGACCAGCGTGTTGTTCACGTACAGGTAGACGTTGCCGTCCTGGTCGTGCCGGACGAGCCAGAAGGTGATCTTCTCGTTCGCGGCGAACCGGCCGCCGGTCGTGTCCAGCAGCGTGTCGGTGTTGGTGCCGTCCTGAAGGATGCCGCGCACGTCGCCGGCGATCGCTTCGTTGTAGTCCATGGCGTAGCGGCCGTTCGTGCCCACGCCCTTGTTCAGCACGCGCTCGCGCAGCACGGTGATGTCGTGCGGTCGCAGCA